ATGCGTATTTACGTGTCCAGCATGCAGCCAATGCGGCGGGTTCGCGGGTTTCTTATTCCGCGCTTAGTAAAAATTATGAAGGATCGTACAGCTCACGTAGGCAAGAAGCAGTCGAGCAATATCAGGTCTACGGAATGCTATGGGGATATTTCGTGTCTATCGATCAAGTGCCCATGCACGAAATGATGGTCTCTACTGCAATTGCAGCAAATTTACTCAGGCTACCGGACAATTGCGATACAAAAACGATATTCGATGCCGACTTCTCACGTCCCGCATTGATCCAAATTAATCCTAGGGACGAAGCAAAAGCGATGGAGACGGAAATCTCACTTGAAATTATGTCAAAAAGCCAAGCCATACGTTCACGTAATCGCAGTCCGTCAGCAACAATGAAACAAATTGAACTAGAGCAACTTAGCGATGGCAGTCGTGATTCTGTCGACGAAGATAACTAAATAGCGAGCGCATAGCATGCCGAAAAGAAAGAACAAAAACAGAACAAAAATGAAAAGCGATTGGTACGCAATGAATCGTGTGTCAAACGAGTCAGCGCTAATAAGAATTTACGGTGTTATTCACCCCTGGGTAATAGGAGCTGACCAGTTTGCCCAGGACCTTGATGGCTTGGGCAATATTGACGATCTTACGGTTGCTATTAACAGCCCAGGCGGAAGCGTCACTGAGGGCATCGCAATTTACAACTTGCTGGTTTCCCACTCAGCAAACGTCACAACAAGAATTGACGCTGCAGCTTATTCAATTGCCAGTGTCATTGCCATGGCGGGTGACAGCATTCAAATGTGTGAAAATGCTCTGCTCATGATTCACGACCCATGGACTTTCACGGAAGGAAATGCCGACGAACTACGCAAAGATGCTGAAATCTTAGACATACACAAAGACGCTATCGTAAGAACTTATGCAACACAAACTGATTTAAGCGATAGCGATATAAGCGATCTCATGAGCGATGAAACTTGGTTCACTGCTGAGTCAGCACTCGCAAACGGATTCATCGACCGAATCATCACTCGTTCCACAGAAGATGATGACGATGAAAGCACCGCCGGCAATTCAAGTCGGTTTGATGTCAACACGTTCGGGTTCAAAAACGTTCCTGAAAATTTAGCAAAATCAATCACTGGAGTTACCAACATGCCATCACAAACAAAAGTAAAACAGGAGCTAGTCAAAGACTCAACTTCAGTTGATAATTCTGACGCTTCTGACTCAGAAAACACACCTTCCGATCCGGCTAACGCGTCAGACATTAGTGCGAAATTGATTAGTGACGAACAAGCACGCAAGCACGAAATAAAGGACGGAGTGTTTGCTCACTTTCAAGAACATGCGGATTTAATGGTTGAATGTTTAATGGATGAAAAATGCACGCCAGCTATGGCCAGCAAGCTTCTGTTAAACAAGCTGGGCCAGAATTCTACGCCTGCCCAAAATTCACCCGTTATTCATTCAATCGCTGATGCCCGTGACAAGAAAATTGAAGGCATGACTAAGGCGCTATTGATTCGCTCAGGTGCCGAAAAGAATGATATGGCGAACGAATTCCGCACTATGACAACATTCGAGATTGTGCGTGAATGTTTAGATATGGCAAAAATAAATTATTCGCGAATGGATAGATCGCAAATGATCCAGTCTGCGTTTACACATAGCACATCGGATTTCCCCGGCTTATTTGAGAACACCCTAGGCAAGATCCTGCAAACAGCATACGACGGGGAACCATCTACGTGGCGCCCTTGGGTTGACGTGACTCGAGTGAACGACTTTAAACCTAATAGCCGGGTACGTATGGGGTCATTCAACTTGCTCAAGACCGTACCGGAAGGCGGGGATTTTGAGAGTGGTTCGTTCGGCGAAGAACGAGAAACAATCCAAGCTGAAACGCAAGGACGTTTGATTACAATCACTCGTCAAATGATCATCAACGACGATCTTGACGCTATCAGCCGCTTGCCCCGAATGATGGGCAGCGCTGCTAGCCGCTCTATTTCGAGAGATGTTTACCGTACGTTAAATGATAATGCTTTAACCAGCGATGGCTCAGCATTGTTTTCTACTGCTCACGGCAATCTTGGCGACCCTGCTGGACCAATCACCATTGCTTTGCTTGATTTGGGTCGCCAAGCTATGGTTAAGCAGGTCGGCCCAACAGCAGCAAACGGCGAAGAAAATGATGATTACGTCGGCGCCCGTCCAGCTTACTTATTAGTCGGCATTGGTCAAGAAATCGCGGCACGGGAATTGATACAGTCTGCAACTTACGCAAACGGTGGCCGTAATAACCGCGAGATTAACCCTCTACAAAACTTCGTGGAAATAATCTCTGATGTTCGTATCCCTGGAAATAAATGGTACTTAGTTGCTAATCCTAATCAGATCCCATTGATGGAGGTCGCTTTTCTTGACGGCAATGAGACTCCTTTCATCGATTCCATGGAAGGTTTCAAGTCAGACGGCATTTCTTACAAAGTGCGCTTAGATTATGGCGTGGGTGCTAACGATTTCCGTGGCGGTTTCTGCAACCTTGGCGCTTAATCTTGCTGCTAAAAACAGCTAAACAAATATTGAGGAAAAGATAATGGCTACAAATTATATTAAAGATGGCAGCAACATCAGCTATACCAACCAAGGCGCGGCTATTGCCTCTGGTAGTGTAGTTGTGATCGGTTCGCTTGTGGCTGTGGCATTAACTGACATCGACAATGGTCAAACTGGTGCAGTAGCGCTTGAAGGCATCTTTTCTCTGCCTAAAGTGCCTGCGGATACTTTTGCCCAAGGTGATCAAGTATTTTACGACGTAAGCGTCAGCCAATTCAGTAATTTAACCCCTGCGGCCGGCGATATTCTCAACGCCGGTGTAGCTGTTGCATCAGCTGAGGGATCAACACAGTTTGCGGAAATCAAACTGAATGGTAACGGCGGCAGCATCTCCGTCTAATGCCAAACCGTGAAGACATTGTCGACGACATTGATGCGATGCTTGAAGATTGGGATGAAGCTACAGCGCACCCAGGTGCAGTGTGGCCACACCTTAGCGATAGACCGACCAACATATTCGGCAGATTGTTTAAGCCATCAAATCAACGCTCGTTCGGCGATGTCTCACTTAATACTAATGACTACACTTTTTTAACTTCTCAGCGTTTTGCAAATGGGTTGATACGAGATTCTGTTTTGATCGTTGACCAAATATGTTATCAAGTAGTCGCTGTTAAGCCTGGTGGCGTACAAATTGTAATTGTGGTACTGAAAAATCATGCCAGGTGACATAACTATAAGCTTTGATGGCCAAGGACTAGATGACGTTATGCGGTTGCTCAGAGCGTTACCAGACCAAGTCCAAACGAGAATATTAAACCGTGTGCTGAATAACGTAGCCACATTTGCAAGGTCGAATGCAGTCAGGCAAGTAAATGCAGAGATAAACCTCAGCCAGGCAAGCATAAGGCGGTTTACGTCCATAACACGCTCTAACTTTAGCAGTTTGCAATCACGTGTGACTATAACTGGTGAGCCAATACCTCTTATACTTTTCAGGCCATCAATGCTCAGCAACGGTTTATCTTTAAGAGTAAGACGCACTGGCGCGCGAGAAAGGCTGACAGAATCATTTATAACTAATGTTGGCAGCAATCAGAATAATTTACATACAGGCATATTCCGTAGGCGATTTAACACGTCGACAGGAAGGCGTGTTGGCAGATTACAAATAGACGAAAGATTCGGTCCAAGTATTCCAGCAGTATTTCAGAACAACGGCATAGAAATAACTGTACCAGCCTCAGGTCAACGCATTACAAACGAAGCAAACAGGCAAATTGAAGCCTACTTGAGAAGATTTTAAGCGTGATTGCAAGTATTCGAGAACGATATATGGAGCTATTACAAGCCCAGTTTGAAACTCTGACAATAAAAAATGGTTACCAGGTAGACATTGGCAGAAAGGTTTTTCGTGGGACATTTCAATTTGATGAAAGCGATATACCGTTTATAACTCTCGTGGATGGAGCCGCAAATAATCAACAAGATTACGACCAAATAACAAAAAACGTAAATGTGCAAATTGTTGGTTGGGACAGACTGCCGGGCAATAGCCGAATAGAATTTGAAAACGCCAGCATACACCTAAACAAAATTAGTAATGACATGCAGCGGTGCCTGTTTGAGATTGACTACGTTGTCGATAATCAAAGAGCAGCACTTAACTTTACAGACAGCGAATTTGGATACCCGTTAGAAGGTAACCGATTTGTTATGTGTGAATTTACTGTGCAGATGTCATTTACCGAACAACTTAGAGACCCATCAAGTTCATTGTTAGGAGCCTAATGTGGAAACAAAAAAAATAGAAATTAGAAGTGCTGTACTTGCAGATCGAGGTGATGGCGTTAAAACCGTTATCGAAGCAGGGACACATGAACTACCGACAGACGTTGCAGATAGTCTGATAAAAGGTGGCTCAGCAGTACATAAAAAAACCAAAGCAAACAAACCAATAGAAATTAAACCAGAGGTAAAAAACGATGCCTAATGCAAGAGATGCACTTTTAGAAATGGAGGTTGCGCAGACTCCTATACAGTTTTCTGAGTTAGACAACAGTGGTGACTCACGCACGTTTGCATCAAGCGATGATTTGTGGTCACGTCGAACAGGTTTTGAACCTGTGGTTCGTCCAGACGGATTAGTGAACGGCGGCATCGTTTCGACGACTACCATAAACAACCAAGTATCTGTCACAGCAGCACTGGCTTTTCTTGCTGGAGCAGAACTGAATGTGCCGTCAAGCCTTTCGTTAGCGGTTACCAGAGCGGTTACGGATACACATATTGTGCATTCCGTAACAATTAACCCAGCAGGCGCGTATGAAGTTGTTGGTGGAGCTGAAGGCACCGCATTTTCAGAAGTGCGTGGTGCTGCGGGTGGCCCTGCATTGATCCCGGTCGGCAACATTGAAGTTGCGCAAGTGCGGCTTGCCTCAAGTGTCGCGTCACCAGTGCTCGCAACTGAAATATTTTCTGCGCCCGGTTTACACACTGAGCGTTTCGACAGCCCAGCATTTACCACCGATTTTGTCAACGGCAGGGTTAGTTTTCCTGCGCCTCTGCCAGCCATTCATGTCGGTCAATTAACAAAACGTGTGTATGCTTCTTACAGCATTCCTGTGTTTTCACAAATTCCAAACGCGCGTAACTTTAAAGCGCCATATCTCAGTTTTTCTGTTTCATCCGACGAGTTCTATCAAACCACGCTTGGTTCAACATCCAGCACGCTCAACCAAGGCAGCTTTGAGACAGCGCTTAACACCGGCATACAAGACCAGATTAACCAGCTTGCCGGTGAGAACCTATGGTTTAGATTCCGACCTTCGCGGTTTCGTAGTGAACTGCATGTGACGCAGGGTATTCTTGGCGTAGACCGTACGTTTCCAGCCGACGCATTAATAACAGCCGCATGCACAATTAGTCCTGAGCAGATCGGATCTGATAGAGCTGCGTAATGGCATTTAACGTACAAAAATATCAAAGCGCTAAATCAAAGCACCGCCAGACATCAATAAAAGTTCCTGACCTGGCAGCGTTTTTTGATGATGACGATGAAGCTGTTTGGGTTGTTCGCGGCCTAACTTTTAACGAAATGAGCGTTTGCACATCGCGCGCAGAAAGTTCAGAGCGGTTCGCTGAAATTGCTAACGCATTGCTTAACAAAGGTCTTGAGGACAAAGAGGCGTCTGAAAATTTAAAAGAAGCGCTTGACGTAAACGAGAATCAGCCAACAACGCATACAAAGATGCGCTTGCAATATCTGCAAATGGCATCCATTAGCCCTCTAATAAATAGCGATATTTCGCTGAAGCTATCTGAGGTTCACCCCATTATTTTCAAGCAACTCACGGATGAAATAATCACACTCATGGGAAGGGGACAAGACGTGGAAAAGCCGAAAGCCTCTGGAAAAACATAAGCATAAGAAATTCACTTAGCCTGGCACAACGTTCAAATCGCTTTTTGTTTGAAATTAGGCCGGACGTTTTTCCAGAGGGCTACCTAACAGAAACAGAAACACTTCTTTGGTCTAAAAAAATTGAGCGAGACAATGAGGAAGCCGAAAAATAATGGTTGATTTTACTCGCACAGTTGAAATAGTTTTTGGCGGCAGAAGCGATGTCTCACGGGTTACCCGTGCCGTTGAAAATGATTTGTCTCGCCTGGAAGGCGGCCTATCATCACTTGCAAGACCTCTTGCTTCAACAACTAATGCCATCCTTGCCATCGATGCGGCAATATTGGCGGCAGGTGCGGGCATACTCGCTTTTTCTATCAATCAAGCAGTGCAGTTCGAAAGTGCTTTGCTTGACTTGCAACGAGTATTATCAGATAGCGACGGAGAAGCGTCCGACTATGCTGACACGATTGAATCTATGGCGCTTAGGTTCGGTACGTCTGCCACGACAGTAACGCAGTCACTTGCAGATTTCAGGCAAGCAGGATTCGGTATCGGAGATTCGATTGCTCTGGTAGAAGGCTCCCTCACCGCACTTGCTGTGTCCGAGGTTTCCGCAGAGCAAGCAACCACAATCTTAACTTCAACAATTCGTGGTTTCGGTTTGGAAGCTGATGACGTAACTAGGATTTTAGATGTACTAAACAGCACATCAAATAATTTTGGTGCAAGTTTTAATGAAATCGGTGATGCCGTATCGAGCGTTTCTGCTGTAGCCAGACTGGCCGGTTTATCACTTGAAGAGACGGCCGGATTCCTCACCCCAATTATTGAAAATGGAATAGCAGGCACTGAGGCTGCAAACGGATTGCGAACTGTTTTAATCCGTCTTGTCTCAGACACCGCACCCGTCATAGGCGCATTGGATACCCTTGGAATAAGCCAAAATGACTTAAATGGAGACTTAAGATCAGGTAGAGATATATTATTCGACGTCGCCGAAGCATTTCAGCAACTCACCCCAGAGCAACAACTTTATAACGCTGGTCAACTTGCAGGCATAAACAGAGCAACCACATTCGCTCTATCTGTCGGTAACTTCAACCGAGTTCTGGAAGTTACACAAGAAGTAACAAACTCTGCGGGAAGCGCGCAAACAGAACTACAGATTCGTCTTGACTCGACCCAGGTGTCACTAGATCGGGTTCGTGTTGGTTTCAATCTTGCCGCCACGTCAATCGGCACCAACTTTTTACCGCAAACCCGAGGCGTTGCAGACGCCAGCACTGACATATTATTAGCATTCAGTGAGATCATAAGTAGCGGAGGGCTGGCACCTTTTTTCGACGCATTGTCCCCCAGCCTTGACAGCTTTGAAGATGATCTAAGATCAATTGCAGAGAATTTGCCCGAAGCATTTGCAGGGCTGGACTTTGATGGTTTAATTGATTCGTTTGGTGATTTGGCTGGTCAGTTTAGCGACCTGTTTGGAGGAGTCGACTTAACAACAGCCGATGGCTTGACGCAGGCACTGCAGGCAATAATAAATAGCGGTGAATCATTAGTTAGGATCACTGGTGGCATCGTTGAATCGTTTCAGCCTCTATTTTCTGCTCTGAGCCAAGGTGGCGAAGGAATAAACGGACTCAGCGAAGAAACTCAAAACGCTATTGGAAACGTGCTTGGTTTCGGCAGACAACTTGACACTTTGCTACCAATAGTTTCATCAGTGATTTCTGCGGTGGGCGGACTCATAACCGCCATAGCTGCACTCACATTTATACGAGCAATAGGCACTGTTTCATCATTGACATCCGGTCTTGGGTCGCTGTTGTCAATACTGGGCCGAGGGGGCGTGGTAGGCGCTATCGTTGCCCTGGTTTTATTGATCGGCGAGTGGACCGGGGTTAATGATGCTGTAATAACCAGCATTAGTAATCTTGTAGGTCGGCTCAACGGAACTACCGACGCGATTGCGCGTAATGAGCAGGCAACAAGACAATCGGTTGAAGCATACGAAGAGCAACTTGCTGCGTTCCAACAAATCTCTGATGCGTCTGAACGATTACTACAAACTACTATCGATTCGCGAAGCGCTGAATTCGACAGAACCGATATAGCTAATAGATTGACCCAGGCCTTTCGCGACCAAGGCATTGAATATAACGCTTTAACCGGTGTCGTTGGTGAAGTTGATCAGGCTCAAAATAATGCCGCGCAATCTAGTCAACGCTGGATAGAAATATTAGTCGACGGAGTGCCAACGTTTCGCCAAATAGGTGCGGCCGCATCTGAAAGTTTCGGACAGGCCGCCGAGTCGGCCATTGAAGCTACCGAAGCGTCCGAAGAATTCCAAACAAGACTGGAAGAAATAGCGTCGAACGAGCGAATCGCAAACATCGAAGCGATGGTCACGATAAACGTTGCCCAGCTTGAGCAGCAAACAAGACTGGTCGAAGCCTCATTTGAATCAATCAATGCCACAGTACAAAATACTGGAAATTTAATTGGCGGGTTATTTGGCGATCTTAATGATGCAGACAGACCTCAAGAGCTAGCCATCGAACGACAAATTGAAGCAGAAAACCGACGCAGAGATGAGGCGTTGAGCTTGCAAGAAAGATTAATCAATTCGACAATAGAGCTTAACCGACAGCGGTCAAATGCCATACAGCGCGGAGATTCTCTTATTAATATTAGCGCAGATGGACTGGAGCCAGAACTAGAAGCCTTCATGTTTCGAATTCTTGAGAGAATTCAAATTCGCGTATCAGAAGAGCAAGCAGATTTGTTACTTGGAATTGATGCAGCAACACCACAAGTGGCGGCTTAATGTGATATCGATAACCAGCGTTTCATATGATCCAATCGGTTATGTTGTGTTTGAGCAATCGGCGCAAGATAGCGACAGCGAGATATCGCGCAGGACAAGCGTCACGTCAACGCTTGACGGCGGAGTGACTATATTTGATGGCGGCTTTACCGACTCGGGCCGTGTATTACAGATAACTGACAGGAGCCCAACGCTTGCAAGGCGGCAGGCCGTCGAACGATTACTAAAACTCTATCCGCTTGTTAACGTAGCCAATGATGAAGGTGTGTTTCTGGCTTCGCCTAACTCTATTAGGTTTTCTGGCGATCAGTTGACAATAAGATTAAACGTTAAAGAAAAGCTGGCATAGCAATGTCATATCGTGATGCGGTTCTGGCCGATAATCCCATATCGTATTGGCGTTTCGAAGAAACGTCCGGCACCACTCTTGTTGATGAGCAAGGCGTTCAGGACGCAGTCAACGGATTGGGGTTTTCTGACGAGTCGACTCTTGGCGTGCCGGGTGCATTTATTGAGTCGCTTGGCGTTCGATTTCAAGAAGGGCAAGAGATCGAGATACCCAACAACGTATCGCTTGAAACGTCAGGATCTATATCGGTTGAATTGTTTGTTTCTTTTGGTCCAGGAAGTTCCGGTGAAAGAATAATTGACTCAGGCGACATTGATATAAGTGTTGACGGCGTCCAACCTGGACACATATTTGTATTGCTAAGACCAGAGTCAATTCCTGGTAGCAACGGGTCTAATTTTGTATTTATTGTTAGCGATAACCCTATTGACGATGAGCAATGGCATCATATCGTTATTGTCTATGACATAGTCGCTCTTACTGGATCACTCTATATAGATTCAGTACTTCAATCTGACGTAGCAACTCAAGTTGGGAACCTGCCTGACACTTCTTCAATGGAGGTGGGCAATAGATTTTCATCTAGCACGTTTAATCTGTTAGTTGATGAACTGGCTATTTACCACAGTGCGTTAACGCAAGCGCAAATAAGCGCGCACATAGCAGCAATTCAAGCGGAAGAAATTATAGCTGTTGCCGCCGACCCTGAATCTATTGAATTTAACGCGTTACAGCTTTCAGCGCTGACAGCTACTAATCCAGCGTTCGATCTGATTTTTAAAAGAGAATATCTAGCAGAGATAACTTTCCCAGGATTACCCACGATTGAGATACCGTTTTCTTCATTCACTGCCCGTCTGACAAATAGTGCCAGTTCGATATCAACATTATTTATACCAAATGTGGCGGATTATATAGACATAATAGACGCACGCATCGATGGCGGCAGATTACAAGTTTATGAGTTAATAGATTCGAACATACTTGTTCAACGCGGGCTGATATCATCACTTGCTCTTGTATCATTTGATGTGACGAAAACGAGTGCAAGTCATAACGGCTCACTAGTTTCGGTATCATTAATCGTCAGCCAAAAAGCTTCAGTTGTGAAGCTAACTGATATTTCTCTGCGTAGTGTTATTAACGATAAACAGCGTATTCGCGCAGCGTTTAATTCATCTTTAAAGCCCGGTGACACGGTTGATATCGACGGCGATCAATTCATCGCAGATTTGGTTGTTATAGATTTAAATCAACAGCGTCAAATTATGGAAGTTTCTGAAGCTTAATTTAACAAGAGGTTGAAAAATGGCGTTTACTTTTACTGGTTACAATAGCTTATTAAGGACTTGGCACGACGGTACTGTCGACGCTGATACTGACATTATTAAACTCGCGCTTCTAACTAGCAGTTATAACCCCGACCTTTTACTGCATACAATTTTCGGCGACGTGGCGGCATCAGAATTGCCAGCTGCTAACGGTTACGCTGCGGGAGGCTTACAGCTGACTAATACTGTCGTTAATCAAGATGCTTTTGACGCTGATGATGTTATATTTGTCAATCTTGGTTCCCCGGTTAACGTGACTTTCCGATATGGAATTCTGTATGTTGACGAAACAAAAAACGGAATTGTCCGGCCTTTAATCGGTTTGATCTTGTTTGATGATACCCCGGCCGACGTAATCGTTTCGGCTAGTAATTATGGCATACAGTGGAGCGCTGCGGGGATTATACGTTACGCATATATTGCTTAGTTGTGAATTATCGCGACCTGGTCATCGACGATGGTGCCGTCATATATTATAGATTTGAAGAACCCTTTGGGTTAATAATTACCGATGAAATTTTAACCCAAGATGCAACAAACAGTATTATCGGCGCAGGGCCAGCTATCCTTGGCCAGCCTGGCGCGTTTGGATCGTCTTTGTCACCTTTATTTGTTGATAACAGTGCTATCGGTGCGCCTGCACGTGCGTTTTACGAGCCTAATCAATCAGCTTCCGTCGAGCTTTGGTTTAATCTCGATCCGGGTGACGTTGGCATTGTCTTTTTTGATGGTATCGGCATAAAACTTCAGCTTGATGTCGTCACAACTGCAGGCATATTACTAGCAGATCTATCGACATCTTTGAGTTCTGCGCAGCTACAATCAAACTCGTCACTAGATGATAGCCAGTGGCACCATGTTGCAATTGTTTACGACCAGGCGGGTGCAACAGCCTATATGATTGTTGATGGAGCACAACAAACGGCTGTGGTCTCGCTGGATGGTGTATTGACGCCCAGTGTCGACGGGCTGGTTTTCGGTGGATTAGATGGTGCGCAGTGGTTTAACGGCCGACTTGACGAATTCGCCTTGTATCATGACGCGTTGACGGTGATGCAATTATCAGCGCATCGAGAATTAGCATTATCTGAACTGCCATTGTTAAGCATAGCGATGACGCTGGCACAGGGCACTACAAGCAAGCCAATACAAGCTAATATTGTGCCGTCACTAATTATGGCTCTTACGTTTCCAGGTATTCAAACGCCTGTGGCGGAAATCCCGTCGCTTGTTATGTTGCTGTCGTTTGATCAGGCAGTAGTATTCACGTCACCATTCCCCACCAACATTTTAAAAAATATTTCCATCGCTATGTCGCTGCGGTTTGTGCCTCCTCGCATAATTCGTGAGCTGGTCGACATGCCAGTTAATACGGTCTATATTGCGACGTTAAAAAATGCTTATAATGATGAAATAGAAATACCTATATCTAATTTCCAATTGAGATTGAGAGCTAATGGAAATTCTTTTTTATCGATAACCATTCCAAACCTTGCCACATTATTTACCGTCATTTCAGATCGCCTTGATGGCGGCACGTTAACAGTTTTTGAGGGAGACGTTTTGCAGGACGGGACAATAGTGCGCGACCAGATCGTCAACGTTCAGGTCAATACGTTTAGACAAGATCAAGGCGCGCGAGCGAACACGGGAACACTTTCAGGAAATTCCACACTTGTAATTGAATCGGTTATAACAAGACTGATAACTAATGCGGTGTCCATATCAAGAAACCAAGGCCGCCGCAGAATTCGCGCGCCCATTGATCGACACCTTAAGCCTGGCGATACGGTCGATACAGTCGGCGAACAATTTGTTGTGGGTGCTATCAGCATGAATTTTAGCCAAGCGTCACAATTTATGGATGTTGAAGAGCTTTAGAAATGGGCAAAGCGACCATCTTAAACAATCTTGGCAGCGGAAAATATCTTGTTAGGCTTGATCTTGATACAACAGCAGCACAAGCGACACGACAGATAATTTTTGAGCGTATAAACATAGTTGAAACCGAAACGATTCCAGCGCTTGAGGCAGACAGGGCGCAGGCACAAATAGATTTTTTGGCCGCACAGTCAGAGCTTGATGTTGTCATTCAAAGATTTAGTGATGGTGAAATTACTATAGAGGAACTATCCTCGGCGCACCAAATCTTTAGATTGGGCGCTGAAATTAGAAGAATACAAGCTGATGTGATTTTCAATCAAACCCAATTAGAGCTTGCCAGCCTTAATGAGGAATTAAAAAAGTTAGACGCGCTTGTAGATAGTATTGTCTCGGAAGCATGGTGCGCTGACTATACAGAAAATTTGGAAGGTGAAGTAGGTACCATTGATATTGAGTCTGAGCTATTTGAAAATAACACTGTGCAAATTTCGGGCTCTGAAATAGTTGGCGGCCAAAAAAATCTTAAACCCGTTATTTTGCGGCCAGGATTTTTCGGCGATGCGAAATTTAATGCTAACCGTGACGGACAATTCTCACCTATTAATGCGGGTAGTGCGTCCGCTGCTTTTTATAACGCAGCACTATTGCCCGGCTTACAGAAATGGTACCCAGGGTCCCGTGTTGCAATGGTAGACAAGGTCAGCGATGAAACTCTGGACGTCACATTGAATGATGCGCACAGCAATTATCAAAACATCAACATCAATCAACAGACAACGTTCGAAGATGTTGAGGTTAAATATATGAGCTGCGGCTCTTCTGTATTCAGCGTAGGTGACACAGTTGTCGTCGAATTCATGTCCAGAAATATTGCAAACCCTGTTGTTATAGGGTTCGTTGACAATCCAAAATTATGTACAGCAGGGTTTGTTGCAATACCAGTTTCAGATTCTGCCCCTGGCGGATGGGGTCAGCCATTCGCGGATGACGGGGGAGTTGCCATTAACGCGCCATTAGGTACAGTAGGCGGGTCGCACAACCAAGTGATATTTAGAGCTAACCCTTCTGCCGTTTCCCGTGATCAAAATGTTAGTTTTGGTAGGCAGGCATGGGCTGTGAAAAACCAAGGTGATACATTATTAACAACCGATACTAGTCGTATTTACCGACGCGGTGCGCAGTACGCAAGGCTTCCAGTAGGAGAAACTCTTCGTGGCGCAGCATTGACGCCCAGTCGGAAATATATAATTGCGGTGACAGCACGGGTATCGTCATTAACTGTTTGGCGCAAAATAAACAAGCTGGATTTGTCGCGCAGTATTTTTGATGCTATTACAGCGCCGGAAGGCTGGCATCAGGTTGATACGTTGAGTCTGCTACAAGATCAAATGAATTGGGGTGCAGACTGGCAAATCAATCAATCATGTTCCCGAGCAACAAGCCAGCAATCTTTCACACATCCAACATTACGCCCCGACTTCGTATTTAACCTAGGTCCCGAGGGCGATAATTTTCAACTGACTGCAAATTCTTTTGTGGGAACGTTTTTTTCAGAAAGCGTCGACCTGGTTTTTAATGGCATCGATAGTCTTAACACATCAGACGTATCTGCAAACTTATCGAAACAAGAAATAAACTACATTAATTTACATACGAATCAGCGCATCAATAATCAGTGTTTTTATACTGAAGGAAGAAATTCAGGCGGTGAATATGTTTTGCAGTCAAGGCATATCATGACTGGCCAACATCAAATCGGTGCAGCATTTGATGGTGATAGTAAAATCGTTGCTACTATTGAAGCATTAGGCGCAGGCCTCTTTATAGACATATTAAACGAAGCAGGGCCAAATGGACTTCTTGCACAAGAGCGATTTGGATTACGCGATGAAGAGCTGACGGATTTTAGGAACGACAGTGTTGAGCTAGGCGTTGGCCTAAAAATAGGTTCAACTCGATTTCCTTTTTTTACTTCAGGTCTTATTGACAACAGCTCTTGGGTTCGTGTTGGAACACTTTTTAATCCTGGCGAACCTGTTAGGAGCCGAACAAGAACAATAGAACAGTCGGAAATTATTTATTTAGACATCAGGTCACTAACAGTGGTGATACTAAGACAAAGAGAAACAACAACGGCCACTGGCGCAATAATATCAGGTATATCGAATGGAATGAAGACGCATTTGCTTGACCTTGAAGTTTATGTCGGTGGGTCAAAGATATTTTCTAAGAACCTAATTACCAACATAGTGGAGGATACTGTGTTCAGTGCGCAGCCGCCTACCGGTCCAAGCGCTGCTTGTAGAGCTATTTTGTCGCCCGGAGAAACATTCCCGTTAAACCCAGAAAGCTTTGATGTAAACATAGAAAACCGAACGTTTATTAAATATATTTTGCCATTCCATGGAAGCCTTAATGCACCAAAACTCACAGATACAGCAGGACTGACGCTATCAGTCGATGGTCAATCTGATTTTAATGGAAACACCGTTTTATCGTTGTCGTATGCATATAACGATAACGAAAACGTCTTCAATTTCATGACGAGTGGTGACATTGTCCAAATCTTGCAAATTCAGGGCGATAACCCACGCTTGTTAAATATCGGAGTAATTTAAACCATTGTCAAAGTTCGACCCTGCTTTTCGCTTTATTCGGAAAATAAATTTCTAGTGGCGGAGCGTCTATCCACTGTTACGTTAGATTTAAGTGGTTACAACTGATGTAAACACATATTAGTTAATTTATTACGTACATCTAATTATGTTTTATAACTTAGTTAATAGCCCTACACTTCCTGAGTTTACACTCAAAAAAATTGGATTTTTATAGCTATGAATTATCAAGCCATTGCGGTAAAGCAATATCGCGATTATATCGTCGAGCCGGTGCTGAAGGAGTTAAACATGCATAGCGAATCGGCTGTGCGTTTAGTGCTCGGCACCGCAGCGCAAGAATCAAAGTTTGATTTTGTCAAACAAATAGGCGGAGGCCCGGCGCTTGGTTTATATCAAATGGAGCCTGCGACACACGATGACATTTGGCAAAACTACCTGGCTTATAAGCAAAAATTACGCGATAAAATGCTCTACGGAATCGGTGCAATTTGGCACAACGATATGCCGCGGCATCATTTGCTGATCGGCAACGCGTTTTATGCGACAGCAATGTGCAGATTGCATTATCGACGAGTAAAAGCTTGGCTGCCGCAAAAAGACAATATCGAGCAGTTGGCAATGTACTGGAAACGGCACTACAACACGCGACTGGGCAAAGGCACAATCGACGAATTTGTACATTCGTATTACACAATAATTGGAGAAAACCATGCACAATAAACTCATCGATGCCGGCACACTTGACGTTGATGATGTGCTAACAGTTGTTAGTGTGCTTGATTTCATTATACAAACAGCGATGCCGCTGGCAGAGCGGCAGCGATGACCGTCTATTTGCTGCACGGCTTTAACGTGCGCAAGCCCGAGAATACTGTCGGCAATTGCGCGCCAGCGATTTATGAGATGGGCCACACGCCGCAGATTATCAATTATGGCCATGTTGGCTTGATTAATCTACGTCCGATCAACGAAACCGTTGCTCGATTGCTTGGCTCAATAATCAAGCCTGGCGATGCCCTAATTACACACAGCAACGGTGCTGCTATTGCTTATCAAGCTGCGCGCGAGTTTGGCTTGCAAGGCTTGAGCGCTTTAATGATGCTCAATCCTGCGCTTGACCAAAGCATTGTTTTCCCGCGCGATACAGCGAGCCGTATCGTCGTTGCTTACAATCCTACCGACACACCTGCGTTAGCTAGCAAGCTGTGGCGCTGGGGCGCTTATCTCTCGCCGCTGCGGCTTAAGTATGGACGACATCTTTGGGGTGCGGCGGGGCGGTTTGGTTTTGACAAACAATCGCGTTACGATGCACACATCAATATGTGCGTTGGGCCGCACGCGGTTAAAGGTCACGGAGGACAATTTAAAACACGCGAGCTAGCAAGCTATTGGACGCATAGACTGATGGCGGCTGCCGAGCTGCCGCGCATAGAAGGCTGACATGAAAACCTATCTAAAGTTATTATTATTTGCGCTGTCAGTCTGCATAATTGCCTTTCCCAGTTACGCTAAACGCCAACATCCCGAGCGCTGGTATCAAGACAAACACTGCAAAGGCATTGTCGAATACCGTTTGCCTGATGCGACCCGCGTCGACTGCATGGTAGGTGGCTATGCAGTCGAATATGATTTCGCAAGCAAATGGGCTGAGAGCATCGGCCAATCTATTTATTACGCGACAGTTACAGGCCGCAAGCCAGGGGTAGTGTTAATAGTAGAGTCTCCCCGCGACTGCAGGCACATACTAAAAATAAGACTGGCTATAAAATCGTATTGGATACCCATCGATATACAGCTTATCTCGCCGGTCGGCGAGAATGGAATTAAAACAATATCGTGCAAAGTGGACTAACCGAATATGCAGCTCAGCAAAGACGACATAAAAAACGCCATCAACGAAGTGCTGACCGAGCGCGATAGAATAGATGCAATAAGCCATGCCGACCATCATCAGTTTATCGCTATTTTAATGAGCGAAAGAAAGCTGGCGATTGAGCGTAACGAAGCAATAAAAAAGAAAGTTTACGGTTGGGGCATAATCAGTGCTATTGGTGGTTTTCTGGGTTTGCTGGGTACGCTAGCTTGGCACGCCGCAGAAAATTATTTCAAGGCTGTGTCTGGCGGCTAGCTTTTTCTGCTGTCAGCACTCTGCGCGCGCTATACAGCTTATTATCGACAACAATAAAGTCTTTGTTTAGCCATTGCGTCACTTGCGGCGGCGCAATGTTGTTAGCGTTAGCAAAGGCACGTTGCATTCCGCTGTAATATTTGTCGATATAATTTTTTAGTGTTATTGCTTGCATGTTATTGCTCTGTATTGTTGTCTGATGCAACCGCAATCGGCGGCAGCCATTTTACAGTTAGTTTTTTATCATCACCCGCTCCCACCCAAAAGCTATGCCAGTGCGCGCGCCGAATGTGAGGTGCTTTTTTACCTGATCCGCCGCCGGCGGCGGCGCGTATTCTGTCGCCGGTTTGTTTGCACAAATCCCAGTATCTTGGCTTGGCCGCAGGGAACAATCTCCAGCCTTTTTTTGTACGCTTCGGCTGTGGAAATGATGGCTTTTGATTGCCGTTATATTCAACGCCGTCACTGCACACATACAGTAGTAGTGATATCAAAGAATAAACCGATTCGCTCATTTGCATAACAAGATCGTCTGATTTGTTAAATGCAACTCCCACTTTTTCTGCTTTTTTTACCGTCTCACTTAGTGATCTATCGATAGCTTCTGTTATTGTCCATGCGCCCAAGTGCAACACAAAAGGTATCAGTTGATCATCAGTATCGAGCAATAAGCGCAGCTCGTGACGCTCTGTATTAACGTCATACTCTAAGTGCGCAAAAAACCCAGCTAAGTTGTGAGTCATCCAGCGCATTTTTGGCGTCTCAATATAGAGGCACCATTCTGGCATCCGATAAATCACATCAGTTGGTATAGCGCCGCGCGGCACGGTCTCGATAAGAGATTGATAAACTGTCTCATCAAAGCGGTATATTGATTGCGTATAGCGCCAAGCACCGAGCGCTGCGAGCTTTGCGACATCAGCAATGTATAGTTGACTGATCTCATTAACTTGCAGCTCAGAGCTAACGACAGCATACCAACCGGACATCGGACAAAAACACCAATCCGGCCAATTTGGTATATCTGTGCCCCGGTCTCTGCGCAGCTCATCGAGCTGCGACCAGGCATTAGGATAGTCGTCTTTGATTGAGTGCAAAAAAGTAAGAGGGCGCGGTATGCGCCCCCGATTTGGGTGGTTAGTCATTAACTTTGACAGTAGCCTTAAGCGATTCTTCGTCTGAGCTGTAATATTTTATGATTGAAATATTTCCAATTTCGTGAGTAAAAGACCAAGATTTTGATTGAAATACAGACTCCTCGGATATTGAAACCAAAACGGGATCGTCCGCCCAAAACTCTGAATTTTCTTCCGCTGGCAGAAATTCTGATGGGATAGCAATAATCAAAATGTCAGCGTCTTTATATATTATTTGCGCTGCAAAAAGATCGTGGCTAGTTGTTTCTTGTGTTATTACTTGTATAGTCATTTCTATCTCCTTTTGAGATTTTGTGCCCCAAGTCCCGAGGCGCGGTAGCCAACTTGTTTGTCGACCTTGTAGCTATAGTACCTCACTATATCTACAATGTAAAGCGTTTTGCTATATATATTTAAAATAAATGGGACTTATAGACTTGACTAACCCGCGTTCTGGGTTAGTCAAGTCTTTTTGCTATTTCTGACGCTGTGGGGTTGTAGTAGATCATCAGCGAGCGCGGGTCGCGATGACCAACCATGCGCGCCAGGTCTAACACGTCAAGCTTACGCGCGAGCCTGGTGAGGGCCTCGTGTCGCGTATCGTGAAACGTTAAGTTTATAATCCCCAAAATTTTAATGGTGCGAGTGAAAAGCTGGCCAGCCGATGCTTGACTTGATTTAAATAGCTTACCTTTTTTTAAATTAAGGCTTTCGATAAGTGCAATGGCTTTTTTGGTCAAAGGCACGTCTCTGCTAGTGCCGTTTTTTGTGTCATTAAGTCGTACAAACCGATCGTTTAAGTAGATATCTGAGTCGTATAAGCCCCAAATCTCACCCTGGCGCATAGCTGTTTCAATCGCCAACAAAAAAGCTGTCGCTAATTCAAAGCGCATATCGATCGCAGCGGGCTTTTTTTGGTAATCGAGCGCAGAAGTGATCAATTCGATTTCTTCATTGCTGATTCGTCGATCGCGCGGCGGGGGCTGCTTTGGCTTATCAGCCTTGCTGACGGGGTTGTCGCGGCACCATTTGCACTTGATAGCATAAGTAAACATGCTTGATAGCAAGTTAAGCTCGCGGCATATGGATGCGTTAGAGACAGTCTTGCTGCGACTAACAATCCATGCGTTAACATCATCGCATGACATTTCGCTAATTGCGTCATCAGCGATGTAATCATTTTTAAAGCTGTTGAGCTTGATAAGCTCCCACCGGTGGCCCTTATGCGATGGCACGATTTCTTCAGCGTATCGCTTGCACAAATCAGCAATGGTGCGGCCGCGCACGATCTTATCTGAGCTGCCAAGCTGTATTTCTGTCTCAAAAGCCCAGCTTTTCGCTTCAATTTTAGAATCAAACGTTTTAGACTTGCGCCTGCGCTTGACGCATATTTCAACAATCCATTTCCCGTTCGCTATCTTTCTCGGTGCTGCCATGGCAATCGTAATCCATTCGTAAAATCCGCGTAAATTCTACGACAAAATGGCAGAGAATGGCAAAAACTAATAGAGAGAGAGGGTATAAAAACGCATTAACGCGTTGATTTAAAAAGCAATGACAGCTTTTGGCAAGATATGACAAACAAACGTGGCTCCCTGGGACGGAGGGCCAAAATTGTTTTATAATAATGAGATAGCGGGGTTTAGACGTAAATAACGCGTAAAAATTACGGCCGACACGCTTCTCTTTGTTTTTTTAAGAACGATTTAACTTCGCCGGCATACCACCGCCGGGGGCCGTTTTCAATTTTTACGGCTCTGGGGAATCCGCGCTTACTAATTATTCTGCTGTGTACTGTTGATTTGCTGGTTGTTAAGTGCTCTGCTATGTCATCTGTTGACCAGAGCGCGTCATCACGGTTTTTACGTTGATGTTTAAGCTCGCTTAAGATTGCTTTTAATAGTTCTTTTTCCATAATTTATTTCTCAAAATTCGCCGGCGCGGGAGAATCGCCTGTGCCGCGTACATACTCGTCCATGTACGCGGCGCCAAGGGCTGTCAGTTTTTTATGTTGGCGGGCCGGCGCATCTGTCACAAAGCCAGCATTAATGACGAGAGCGTAAGCGGTCTGTCCTGACCAATGTCCGCCAGTCTGTTTGCGTAGAATCGAGGCTATAAAGTCACGCTTTTTGTTAACACACCCGTTAATTTCGGCGCCAAAGTTGGTGCCTTGAAAAAGGTTGTCAATAAATGCGTCTGACAGCACTATGGGGTTTACCCGATTGACGTTGCACTGCGTCGCGCTCAATTCGCGCGGCTGGCGGCAAGTGTGCTGGCCTGTCTGGCTGTTAGATTCCCAGTCTAGGGTGGCTGCGACGTCGTAGGGTTGGTGGTAGACGGTGCCGGTGTCGATGGCTTCCAAAAATCCCCAGCTTTTGGTGCGCGGACCATGGATAAACAATGTCCAGGTGTTGGGTTGGGGTTTGGTGATGCAGTGAAAATCGAGACTACCCAAGCGGTTAAACCAGCGTATCGTTTGCAATTTAGAGATCCATCCGTTTTCGATGTCTAGGCCGGTTACGCGTTGCTCGATGTAGCGCCCGGTTAGAACAAAAGCGATAGCCCAGGGCCAGGGGTGATCGTGTACGTTACGTTCACTGTCACTGCTGACAAAGCGATGGAGATAGGCCGTGAAACCTAATCGCTTAAGTGCAGTACGCAGAAATTTCGGCATAGCGTATCGCTCCATGTATGGACTGCCATTAACGTCTATGAGACGACAGGGTAGTTGTGCTGTGATTTTGTAAAGTATTTTATGTATTGTTCTATATGACCGTGATAGTTGATAAACGGCAAGACAGACAATCACAATGATTGCAAGTAAAATCAGGACTGTTATCAGCGAGACACTCACAATTTTGCTTCCTGTTTTTTCTCACTTTGAATCCGCGCATAAATTTCTTCACGGTGCACGCTTACGTGCTTTGGCGCTTTAACACCTATTTTAATTTGATTTCTGCTGACGCCTAATACTGTTACAGTGATATCGTCTCCTATCACTATGTTTTCACCGACCCGTCTATTCAGAATTAGCATGGTGTTATTCCCTTGTTGTTGGCTAGGTGGTTTGTAGAGGATATTTTTTTTAGCATTTGACGGTCTCCTAAAATGGTATGTCATTTCCATCATCTGTGTTTGATAAGTCTGAAGGGGTGATTTCTGCACTTATCACTACGTCAGATGAGTCCGATTTTGATTGGTCGGTAAGAAGCAGCATTTTGTTAATCTTTTCGTCAAGCTGCGCGATTTTTCTGTGAGATTCAGCCAGAATTTGTTTTTGTTTATCACGCAAGGTCTGGACTGCTTTCACAATCATTTGTTCGTAACTGAGATCGACAGGCGGCATGTATTCAACGACGACAGTATCGAGCAAAACATTTTCGTCATGCATATAATATCTGAATTGCTCAGTCACAAGTATTAACTGAAAACCGTTTTCTGCGTCTTCGTTCGGACGCGCATACAAAAACATTTTTTGGTCGACTATCTCTCGCCCAAGGTTGACTCTCTTAGTGTTGACGATCATTACTTTTTACCGCCTGAAATGCTTGATGATAATGCTGTCGCACTGTCGTCGTCTGATGACAATTCGCCCTCGATGATATCTTGTAGCTCTTCTGCGGTTTGCATGCCCATTAGTATTTCGGGTGTATAGAGCTTGCCGAAAAAGCTGGCTGAACGGTAGCGCAGCATAAGCTCAGGCATGGTCTGCCACTTACTGCCGTTTTTTTGAAACCAGCCTTCGGCTTTGGACATTTTTATGGTGACGGCGGGGCCTTCTAATATTTCGCCAGTTTCTTTTTCTATCGCATAGGCCACACACGATCTATTATCGCCTTCACCTTCAAGCCTGTAACGCAACGGGGAGAACTTCCCGCAACCGTTAATAGTCGCGATGATAAACTGTGCAGACCAGCCAGGCTTACCGTGGACTATATAGAGGTTTTGCATTACAGCCATAGGACTGGCCCCGATTCGTTGCGAGATTTCCAGAGCAATGACAGAATTTGGTAAATTGTTTTGATATTCTTTGGGCACCAGCTGCGACAAAGATAATAGTTTTGCCATGCGCTGAGCTTGCTCGAATGCGGCAAAAGAAGAAAACGCATTCATCCTGGCTGGAGCATTATTAACTGCGGATAAATTCGTCCGCTGCGCAGTATTGACCAGATCACTTAAAGCCGGGCTACTATCGCCGTCTGTTTGATGTTGAGAATTTTTAGTCATTATTTAACCTTTGTTGGTTAGCTTATTTTTCCGCGCTTGGTCCAAGGCGGCGTTTCGAGATTACGAATATCGGTTGAATAACACGGCCATTCATCAGCATCGTGACACGTCTTGTAAACGTCAAGATCGTTTTGATACATTGTGCGGCCGATCCGCTTGTCTTCTGCATCGAGCACGTAAACTCCGACGCCATACGGCGGGTCTTTTTCCACGGCGATAAAAACAAAAGCGGCAATCTTTCTGCCTGCCGAACGCATGCCGTCGGTATAAAATGAGTCTTGCACTTGATAGCGCCATTTGCCGACTGATTTTGCAAACTCTGTGTAGCTTGCGTCGAGAGTGGATTTCAGGTCGACGATGACGTTGTGAGCCTGATTGTCAAAGTCAGGGCGGCACTTGCACAGTTTGAATGTGAGCTCGTCAATCCAGTATATAGTTTGCTCGGCTTTGCCGTCGTCATGATTGCAGAGGATCGATGCCATCGGGTGAGACATAATCGCATCGCGCATATTATGTATTGTTGCCCAGTCTCCAGGCTTCCAAAATTTGTTAGCCCCTGGCTTACTTTTTATTACCGTTTTGCCGATGTTCTCTGCGTCCCAGTGCTGCCAATATTCGATGGACGCTCGCGCTTTGTCTGATTTTTTAACCGCATCTAACTGTGGTTGAGTCGGGCGACGCGGCGCATCATCAGGCTCGCAAATAAACTCAAGGCTGAACACGTCCGGTTCAAGAACCAAAGAGTGGAACGCGCGACCGATATCTAATGCATCAGTCGGCGGCCTTGGATGCTGCTTATTCGTGATGTAGTGCGCTGGAGATCGGTTGATAATATCGAGCCCAGACTTGGAAATACCTTTTCCAAAATGGTATTCATCGCTGGGAATGTCGTCGAAAATACCTAGCTTCGGGCCTTCGTCTTCTACAGTAACCAGTTCTTTTGAGGTTTCATTCATCGCATTGGGATCTCGGCAATGGCAATAACAAGAACGGCTGACCCTAGTAGATAGCAGATGCCACTCAATATAAAATTCTTGACGCGTTGTCGTCTCGCATACTTGTTTTTGCGGCGAGTTGCTTGCTTTATATTTGGGTCAAAGCCTTTTGTGATTCCTCTCATGTCTTACTCCTGTTTAATCAGTTGCCCGGTTTCGGCTTAGGACGGAAAACGCTGTCGTTTCTTGGCGTTGAATAGCAATATAATGCTGAGCATTTATCAAGTCAAGCAATATATTGCTTAAGCCTTGCACAATAACAATTGTTAAAGCGCAAATGACCGAACAAAAGGGAAGTCGGAATGCGTTTATTTATAGCGTCATGGATAGGTTTATTGCTTTCCTTGCCTACGCAAGCGCCCATATGGGAAGACGAACACGGCAACGTCCACTCTGATAAGCCATACTAAGGAGGAGCGTCAGCAGTGACACAAAGGCCTGAGAATCCTACCGATCTATATCGTAGACCAGATAAAATATAGTCTAAGCGCAGGGTGAGAACGTTGGTTATAGACCAAAGCCATAAACGCCAGCAAAGAATTGATCAACTTAAGCAAAAACTTAGAGACGCTCGGCACGAAAAACAATGGCGGATATGAACGGCAGAGGGAGCGTCTTATCGTGCGGCGATGCAATATTTATAAAAGAGAGATTGAGCGTATAGAAATAAAACTGCGTGCGGGTTACCGCGCATCAGAGTAGCAAAGATTGGAATATAGGCTCGAGGAGACCAAAGCCGACGCCAAAGAAAACTGCTAAATATTTTATGGTTGATTCCTTTGGCGGCGCTATTCCGTGCTGACAATTTCAATAATATCACCACTTTCAATGTCAACCCTTGCGATAATGCGGTTATTGCGTATCGCCCCAAAACCATTTTTACCTTTAAAACGTATTGCAATATTTAAATACGGCGCATTCTGACCCGATGTTACAAGATGGTAGCGAGTCTTGATATGTTTATACGAATCCTCGTCGTGCATTATATTTTTAACATACCTTTCTAGCTTATAATGCGCTCCATCCCACCCACTAAATTGACCATAGATATAATCTAGGTTGTAATATGCCGTTCTAAACTTACCGCCGCTATCGGTAAATTCTTTCGTGCACCAATCCAGTGCTGTACTTACTAAAATATCGCCATTTTTCCTATATGCGCTCGCGCTTAGACAATTATAAAATTGTTGGGTAAATCTTGGATTGATCGACTTAGTCTGCAGATGTTTTTTAATTGCCGCTAACCTTTCCTTTTTAAGATATTGAGACTTCACTCTCTTTAGCGGTAAGGCCAAAACATTTATTGGTTCTGGCTGCCTTTTTGGTGATGCCATCTGTTCTTTTTTTTGGGTCGCTTTTTTGTTTATCGTCTCGACACGGGCATGCACGTTATCAGATGTTTCATCGTAGACCTGGACGGCTTTAAACATATTCACAGAAATGACAGCAACACAAACCGCAATGACTACCTGAAAAAACAGTCGGTTTGAGCTATTTTTTGTCAGTCGATTGACTTGCTCCTTTTCATGCTCTGTTGCCATGTCCACCTCTTAAATCTTTAGCTTGCTAGGTTGAAAAGAAAGAACTTTACTCTTAATGTTTTTTGGGCTACATGGCCTCTTTTTTTTCTGTGTGTATTGTGGCATACCGTGCTTCATTCTCTGCGACACGTAAAGTATTGTCTCGGCCTTCATCGCTGGATTCTTTGTAATAGTGAATTAAGGTTTCGACAGTGCGATTTATCAAAATATCAAGCGAGATACCTGGCATTAGCAGCTTCCATGACTTAAGTCGAAACACCACGGCGATTTTGTCGATACTTTCCATTGTTGGGCTGACACGTGAATCCGGGCGTATAAGATTACTGACAGTGGTTTGCGCTATCCCTGCTTTTTTAGCCAGCTTTACTTGGCTATACCCGTGATGATCCATTAATTTAATCAAGTTTTCTGCCAGTGCGCTTTGTGATGTTTTATCCATATTGGCAATCTAATCCTTAACGCTATCAATTTGTTGCTTGATTAATCAGCAATATATTGCTAGATTTGTGCTTATGACAATTACTGACGCCACAGAACAAATTTATGATCGCCTAAAATCGTGCAAAGGTAAGTATCGAGAAATCGCGGATTTTGAGCCAGATCTCGATTATTCCTGGTTGTCTAAGTTTGCAAACAGAAAGATAACAAACCCCACCGTTGGCAGCCTTGAGACGCTCGAGCGCGCACTGGATTCGTTTGACCGGCGAACAACTTTGGCTACAACAAAACAAGCATGAGCCTATATGCAAATTCATTTGCGACTCTCTCCCCACTGGCATTAGCCAGATTTGCGCGCTGTGCAGCAATGCCAGCGCTTTTTTTTGAATGGAAGAATGAAAAAAATTTTACCCCGAAACCAACCGTCAAGCAAAGTCAATTAAATTGACGGTTAACAGACAACTAGCTTTAGGGATTGACTATTCGCTGGTAGCGAAGCAGCCAAGCTTCTTGTCTGCAATCAATTTATGTGTTGATTTATCTGGCTTTTCCGATGATGAAATTGCCAAAGATCTGGAAATAGCTATTGCTCAGTTTTCGAGAATACGAAAGGGATCAGCTCACTTTCCGCCTAACAAGATAATGCAGCTAATGGACTATTGCGGCAACGAGGTGCCCCTGCAGTGGCTGGCAATTAAGCGTCATTACCAGTTAATGCCAACCATGTCTGCCATGGAAAAACGACTTTCTGATAGAGACGAAGAGATAGCGCACCTGACACAAAAACTTAATCACTTTAAAGAGTTTATGGCAGCAAAATAATGGCTCGAATAAGAACAGTGAAGCCCGAATTTTGGACCAGCGAACAAGTCGTTGAATGTTCAATAGAAGCACGCTTACTTTTCCTGGGTATGTGGAATTTTTGTGATGACCAGGGGATCCACCCTGGCAGCACTAAACGTTTAAAGATGGAAATATTCCCTGCTGACGACTTTGACTCTGTGAGCATTCGACGAATGATCGACGAGTTAATTAATAATGAATTATTAATTGAATATCAATCAGATAGAAAGGTTTATTGGCGGGTAACAGGGTGGGATCACCAAAAAATTGACCGGCCTACTAATAAATACCCATTACCGACAGATGACACTCGACGAGAGATCGACGAGCGCTCACCCCCGGAAGGGAAGGGAAGGGAAGGGAAGGGAAAGGAAGGTAAGGGAATAAAGACTCAGTCCGAATCACGATCTGCTTGTGTGATTCCCGAGGATTGGTATCCCAACGAAAACTCGGTGAAATGGGCAATCAATCTCGGCGCGACGAGAGAGTTTATCGAAAACACTTTGGTCCCTGGTTTTGTCGCCTATTGGCGTGACACCGATGATAAAAAAAAATCCTGGAATCAAACGTTCATTCGTAACCCGGTGGTTAAACGAGAAATAGGGCACTTCAAAGCGAGGCAAAAACAATATGGCACTCAAGCAAGCGGTAGCGCATCTCCTAGCGGAATCAGCGCAAAGCGCGAACATCACAAACGGATCAGCGACTTTGCAGGGCAATATCTCGACGACGAACCAATCGAACCTGATGAACAATCAGACTCAGCGCGCTGACCCTCACGAAGAGCGTCGGCTCAGGCTGGGATCACGCTTGTTCGATCGCTTCAAAGCAATATTCAGAGATAAATTCACTGCTCGTTTTGCGGATGAAGACGAGGTCACAGAATGGCTCAACGTCTGGGCTTATGCTATTTGCGGATTAACCAGTGATCAGATGCAAACCGGAGTCGAACGATGCTTACGCGAATGTGATTGGCCACCAACTGCGCCTGGTGAATTTATCAAGCTGTGCCAGGTGACGCCTATATCACTCGGCTTGCCGGAGCCGATTGATGCATTTTGGATCGCTTTGTCTGGAATCTCAGACGCAAAAAACGGTAATTTTAAAAATTACAGGCAGGCGAGCGACAGGTGGCGACATCCTGTGATTTGGCACACGGCGCACGACCCAAGAATAAACCGACAGTGGGGAAAGTTAAGAGGTGCTAATGAGAATTATATTCTGGAAGTTTGGTCCCCGGTTTATTTTCATTATTTGCAACGTCTTAGCAACGGTGAAGAGTTTAAAATCTCCGAGCAGTTAGCGCTTGGTCGTTTGCCGCCTGGAGCAAAAACAACAGAAGAAAAGGCACGGTCAATACAAATTGCATCAGAGCATATCGAGAAAGCTAAGGCTGGGTTGCGGGGTGACCATGCCTGAAGAGCCTCAAGTGATCCGCAATATATTTATTACTGCCACCAGAAACGGTAGAAGCGAGAGCGCTAAAATAGCTACGCTATGTAGATTTAACTGCATACAACCGCCAGAGTATCAGCAGGAAATTTCACAGCATAGAATATGTGCGAGGCTCCTTAGCCGACGCCTTTGTTGAGTTATGGGGCTGCGATGTGAGTGTCAGATTTGATTATGAGTGCGATGGTAATGACAGCGAGGAATATTTCTAATGGCACGAGGCATAAATAAAGTAATTTTAATCGGCAATATAGGTAAAGATCCTGAAATTCGTTACACGTCGAGCGGTGGCGCAGTTGCTAATTGCTCGATCGCAACTAGCGAGACCTGGAAAGATAAGCACACTGGCGACAAGGTAGAAAAAACTGAGTGGCACAGCCTAGTATTTTTCGGTCGGCTTGCCGAAGTCGTTGGTGAGTATGTGCAGAAGGGTTCGAAAATTTATGTTGAAGGCCGTTTGCAAACGCGCAAGTGGCAAGACAAAAGTGGTAATGATCGTTACACCACCGAGATCGTTGCGAATGAAATGCAGATGCTCAGTAGCCGAGGCGATGATTATCAAGACGATACTCAACGAGCCGCGAGATCACGCGGATATCAGCAATCAAGTGGCGGCAGCGCGGCACAGCCAGTTCAACCGCAAGCGGAACAGAATGATCAGGACTTCGACGATGACATACCGTTTTGAGAGAGCTTTCGTTGTTTTCTGGTGCGGGAGGCGGATTGCTGGGCACAAAAATAATGGGTTGGAACCCCGTCGGATATGTTGAATTTAACGACTACTGTCAGCGAATACTTGCTCAGAGAATCAAAGACGGTTTGCTCGACAACGCCCCAATATTCGGCGATATCAGAGCATTCATCCGTGAGGGGTACGCCGACAGCTATAAGGGATTGGTTGATGTTATCACAGCAGGGTTCCCATGCCAGCCGTTCAGCATATGTGGGCGGGCAAAAGCAGAACGCGACGACAGAAATATGTGGTTTGAAACGAAAGAGTGTATTCGCATCATTCGACCCAAAATCGCATGGCTGGAAAACGTCCCAAATTTGCTTGGTCACAAATACATTAGACATATATTCGCAGACCTGGCCGAAATGGGGCTACATGCAAGATGGGGTGTGCTGGGAAGTACAGAAGTGGGGGGTATATGCGAAAGCCAGAGACTATGGATTCTCGTTACTCAGACCAACTGCGCAATGCTCGAAAGCATGGACATTTCGCAATATATCAAGCCTGGTACGAAAGAATCATTCGGACGGCAATATTCAAGAGCAGTCGGCGAGATGCTTTCACAAGATGATTACACCGTGCTCAAACGAAATACTGATGCTGTGGCCACAGGGATGGAGCAGCTTAAAGCCATTGGCAATGGGCAAGTTCCATTTGTGGTTAAACAAGCATACGAGATATTAAATGATTTTTGCAATTGATCCGGGTCCTGTATTGAGTGCTTATGTAGTGCTGGATACGCGCGACAACTCATTACATGAGTTCGGGATATATCCCAATAATGAGATTCTTACAATGTTGATTTACCAGCCGACTTTTAATGCTGTGTCGATGCACGTCGAAATGATCGCCAGTTATGGCATGCCGGTCGGCGCTACGGTTTTCGACACTTGTGTTTGGATCGGTAGATTCATACAGGCATGGCAAGGACCATTCAATACAGTTTATCGAAGAGAGGTTAAGTCGCATTTATGCCACGACTCGCGTGCGAAAGATTCCAATATTCGTTCGTCAATTATTGACATCTATGGCGGCGACAGACAAACCGCAATGGGCACAAAGAAAGCGCCGGGGCCGCTGTATGGCGTATCAAAAGACGTTTGGGCTGCGCTTGGCGTGGCCTTAACCGTGGCTGGCGTCGATCCAAAGCCCAAGAGCATGCAAGTGGTTCCTGCTAATGTCAGTCAACTTGATGATTATCGTGCATAACTCGATACAAATAATTAAGACTCAATAACCACAAACCCACAAAACAGAGGTAACAACACAATGAAAAACAGCAACGTATCACACTTAGGCGAGCCCGATAATAACGGCAACGAAAGCGACTTTAATCAAGACATCGTCGCCGACGATCAACGCAATGAAAATTTGAAGTCAATGTTTCGGCAGCCTAATCCTGAATTTATGCAGAAGCTAAGTAACGCTAGCGAAGAAGTTGAGACAATTAGGATCAAACGCAAAGAGCTAAACGATCAACTATCTTTGATAATGGCTCGCTTTGAAAATCACGGACTCAACAAAGAAGCTGTTAGGGCATCAATTCGCTACAACGACATGAACGAAAAGCAACGCGAAAACTATGATATTAGTTATGCGATTATGCGCAAGGCGCAAGGCCAACCCTTACAAGATGATCTGTTTGTTGCTTCTGCGCATAGAACCATCAAAGACAGCCAAAAGTCTACAGCGCAACATTAAGACAACTAAAGTACGTTAGTTTCACGTGAAACATAATGAGATTAAAAACTAATGTTAGACCAGGAATGCGAGGTTGAAGTTTTATTGATTATCTGGGCAAGATGGTTCCAGTCCATCAATGTTGATGGGCTGGGATATTCTAAAAGATCAGTGTTACATATATTAGCTAAAGAGGGCCCGGCAGCGATGTCAGCGGCAAGAGAAAGTTCTTGTCGATCTAATAACATACCGGATAATCCGATAGCTGAAATGGTCGAATCATGGCTGACAAACTTAACAAAGGTTGAAGTAGGAGCGATAATTTGTCGTTATGTTTATGATTTTCATGCTGAGATTGCAGCTAGGCACCTAGGAATTGGCGTGACAAAATATAAGACGTCGATAGATCAAATTCGAATGTACATTCAAGGTAGGATCGATCAATCGGTAAGCTAGCGTATTACTGTTGTATGAAAAATATTTGACAAGCCGCCCGATTTTAGCGATTATTCAGGCAACTTGGTATTTTTACCCCTGCAAACAATCACACAGCACCAAAATAGTCGCTTTCGCGGCTTTTTTTTCGACTGAATTTCGCTGTCGCCTTTAAATTTTAATAGGTATTTGCCCCATGCTCACGATTGAAGACATTGTTGTGATGGTCTCGCGGTGCGCACTATCGCGTCAACATGGAGAGCTAACATAGACACGCATGCGTTAGTAGATAACGCTTTGCGAAAACTTGATAAGCGTATTAATGCAGAGGTCAAAAGCACTAGGAATTTTGTTACTAGACTAAAAGAAGACGATATAAATCAGCAAGCAAAGGCAACATTAAGAAACACGACAATTGATCCGGGACGACAGTCTGTCACAATAAAAACCGGCAAAACAAAGATGGTTCGGGGATCGTTTTTGGTTGAAAACGGCACGGTTGCATCAATGCTCTATCATCCATTAGGCAAACGTTGCGGCAGTTGTATCGTATCTAAGGGTGACGTGATATTCATTCCAGAAGGTTTTTATGCTCATGCACTAACTACAGCGACATTAGTATCTTGCGACCCAGAAAAACAGCAATATGACAATTTTATACTTGATCAGATGACTTTTACATCGCGACTAAAAACATACAGATCAAAACAAAATGTTGCCTGGCTGCTTAGACGTCTTGACGCCGTTGCGCCGGCGTTTGGCTTCATGCTGTCGCGCACGGCATTGGCGCCAGTTTTAGGCATCAGCAGAGAAATGGTAGGTCGAGCAGTATCGGGAATGATGTGTGAGGGTTCACTCGTGCATATAAGAAAAACAGCATCTTATAAGGTGGTTAAGTGAAAAAGTTTTTTCTATTGTTGTTGTTATTATTGCCATGCACAGCTCTTGCAGCAATTGAATATCGCGTCGACACAAACTATGGTCGTGACACACGGCCGATGAAATCGATTGAAACAAAAAAAACTATTGGCCGAATTGCTGTTGGCGCTAAGTGTGCGGAGTTTAGTTATGCCACATTTTTCGGCCGCTATCAGTATCACCTTGTAATCAATGAGACAGGTCTAACAGGTGCTGCAGTGTGCGTTGCGATTGAGATTGAAAACCCGTATTTGCAGCAAGTGCCAGGTAGAATTGAGTTTGAAAACTACACCGCCGCTAATGATTCTACGCCGGAAAGTAACCGTGGTGGACTGTATAGGGACGATGCAGGTGTAGACGTTGAGAACAAAACAGGGACTCCAGATGGCTTTAACATCGGTTGGACGCAAGCAGGTGAGTGGCTAGAATACGAGGTTGTTGTTAATGACACCGCACTGTATCAAGTAACTGCGCGCTATGCGCGGGTTGCGCAAGCGAATCCGCGCGTCAACTTAAGTTTTAGCATTGATGGCGTTAAGGTTTATGTTTCGTCCGGAATCATCTCTGCGACTGGGGCATGGGACGTGTGGTCAATTGATCATCCTGGATTGCTTTTCTTGCCGGCAGGGAGGTACACATTCCGGCTTAATATTGATAACGGATCAATCAATTTAGATTGGTTTGAGCTTATCCGTGTTGACTTTATAACAATAGCAGTCATCGGCATCTCTTAATGACGATAGTTGTCGTCAATCAAGCAGGGGGTGCGGACTTTACTGATCTGCAAACAGCTATCGACGCAGCCCCTTCGACGCTGACTGAGGTCTACGAAATACAGTTAGAGCCGGGTACGTATGTCGGCGATCTTGTTATTCCTGCGCGTGCGGGCGAGTCGGTTAATAACTACATTAAAATAACGCACACAACTGGCAATTATGCGACTGGCTTTGGTCTTGGCGCACACATAACAAGTAGTGATGGCGGACACATAAATACAATAAACGGCAATTTTGTTGTGTACGAAGGCATTTCAATAACGAACGCGAGCATAACCGGAAATTCAGACGAAGCATTTAGATTGTTGGGTACTGAATTGTTGCTGCAACGTTGTTTTGTTGACGCCGAAAACGATATTAGACAACAAGACGCTGTATATTTTGGTGGCGCTGGAGACCAGAGTTTAACTATGAGTAACTGCGCGGTGAGAGGGTTTTCTCGCAACGCAGTGAACATGCAAAGGCGGATAATATCTTCTCCTACAACTTATAACTTAGAGCTTTTTAATAACACATTTATCGATAACGGCATCCAATCGACAAACCAAGATGACTCCGGCGGTATCTCTATCGATGTAACGCGCGACCCCAGCGCAAATCTCCCTCTAAGCGCAGTAGTTGCTAATATTAACGCTTACAATAATATTGTAATCAATACGCAAGGATTTAACACAAAACCCAACACAGACACTGCAATTGACATATTAGCCCTAGAGTGGCGCAACCTATCCGGCGGAAACGCAAACGAAGAGCTTGCAACTTACAACTGGATTGGGGGCGGCAATGTCTCAGGTCAAGACGATTCAGCGCAAGAAAAGTTTGGCGTAGCAGATAATTTTGCAAATGTTGGTTTAGTCGATACAACGCCGGTTGCAGGTGAAAATGTTTTTGTCACAGATGTGGCATCAAATGACTATTCGATAGCGGGCGAAAATGCTTTTACTGTTACTCAAAA